TCGAAGGTGCGGTAGAACGCTTCGACGAGGTATGGCATCGCCTCGTCCCAGATGTTCACGTCCACGTCGGCGACCACGTTGTCGGGCACCGGGAGGATCGTCGCGATCTCCTCGATGTTCAGGTACTTGTTCGTCCAGTTGATCTCGGTCGTCTGCTTCAAACCGGTGTCGCCGTTGACGAAGTAGGCGATCGGCAGAGCCGAGAGCACCGGAAAGCGGACCTGGGCCCGGCCGACCGGCACGCGGCGGAACATCTGCAGGACCGCGGAGTCCTGCGTCGCCCGCTCGAGCATCCCCTTGGCGACCTCTTCGGGGATGAGAGCCGACGCATCGGTGCGGCTCGTCAAGTTGTTGAACGCCACGTGAACCTCCTGGTTCAGATTTCGAGCAGCGGTCCCCGCGGCGCGCCGGGTGCTGCGTTCAGCCGATTCCCGCGCCCTGGCGGATCAGCGAGTTCATGTCGGTCGACTTGGCCGCGCTGGTGCGGGCCCCGCCGTCGAAGTTGGTGTTCTTGCCGCCGCCGAGCCGCTTGATGCGGGCCTCGATGGCCTTCAGGTCCGGCTCGCCGTCGTCGCCGATGAACTTGGAGAGGTCGACGTCCTCGAGGTAGGCGTCAAGCGTCTGCTTGTCGACCTGGCCTGCCGCAGCGGCGCGGAACTCGGCCCGGACGATTCGCGGGGCGACGGCCTTTGTGGCCTCAGTAAGCCCTTCAGCCTTCGCGGCTGCGACGGCCTTCTCCTGCTCGGAGAGACCCGCCTGGCGCACCTTGTCGAGCTCGGCCTGGGTGGCGCGGAGTTCCCTGCGGTACTTCGCGGCTTCCTGGTTGGCCTTGCTGATGCGCGGGTCCTCGGTGTTGCCTGCCTCGGTTTCCGTCTCGGCCGCCTGGGCCTCGTCGGTTGCGTCGGTTTCGGTGTCACTCAAAGCGCCCTCCAGGGGCTACTTCAACCGCCCTCCGGGGGCGGGAAGATCAGGGGTCCACGGCGGCACGGGGCCGCCGATGGGCTCGGCCAGGACCGGCGGCGTGTAGTCGCCGTTCTGGCGGTCGCGCATGCGCTTCTCGGCTTCGGTCACGGCAGGACCTCCACGTCGATGTGCCGGATGCCGTGCGGGTCGAGTCCCCGGTCGGCGGCGACCCGCAGGGTGCGGCCGCGGGCGAGCAGGATCTCGGCCTCAATCGCCCAGCTCGACGCACCGACCGCGGGCGTTCCGGCCGGGACGAGGAACCGCATCACCACCGGCGAGTCCGCCGTCGCCTCGGTGAACATGTCGGCGGTGCGGGCCTTCGCCGTCGTGGACACGAACGCGTCCTCGCGCCAGGTCATCCCGGTCAGGTCGCCGGCCAGCCGGTTGCCGAAGATCTTCGTAGCGTCGATGACGCCGCGGTAGGTGACGACGTCGCGGTCGACGCGGGAGGCGGCCATGGCGGCGTCCAGGTCCGCGATCGTCTGGGTGACGTCCTCGGCCCGGTAGCCGTACGGCAGTGTCTGCCCGCGCAGCAGCCGGTTGATCGCGTTGTACTCGGCGCCCGTGTACGTGTTGACCGCCCGCGACATCTCGACCGTGAACGCGTCTGGCCGGGGCTTGCGGCCGAGCATGAACGTCGTCGTGTCCAGCGCCTTCTCGTCGCGGGTCGCCGCGGCGAGGCGCTGTTCGAACGTCGGCACCGGCAGGGCCGGCCTACGCGGCGCGATGACCTTGCGGGCAAGGTCCGACGCGCGCAGCGGAATGGGTGCCGTGCCGGGGCCGATGATGTAGCCGTGCAGGTGCAATAGCCGGATCGCGTCGTCGCGGTCGCGGGCGTCGTGCAGGATCTGCTCGGGCATCAGGCGCACCCGGGTGGCGCGGCGGTAGCGGTCTCCCGCCTGCCTGGTCTCCGCCTGCCGAGCGCCGAGCCGCCTGCCAGCCAGGCCGCGGGTGGTCGTGCCCTCGGTCGTGACCAGCGTCTTGCGGCCGAACAGCGTGGCCGTCTGCATTCCGCGGCGCGCGTTGACGACCTGCGAGATATCCGCGCCTTGGCGGATCGCCTCGGCGCCCGCCTTGCCGAACGCCCGGTCCTGGCCCGCCGCGTCGAGCGAGTCGAAGTAGCTGCGCGGCTTGACCAGCTCATCGCCGGCAGCCGCGGCCGAGGTGACAGGCTGGTGCGTACAGTCGCAGCGCGGATGGCGTTGAAAGCCGGTGTTCCAGCGGTAAAACTTCCCGGCCAGAATCACGCAGCGGGAACAGGACGGCGGCGACAGAACGCGTACGTAGCCGGCCATCTGCTTGTGGGTCACCATGGCCACCTGGTCGGCGGCCCGGCCGGTGTCGGCGACCTGCGTCCGGGTGATCATGTCGAGTGCGAACCGGCCCGAGGTGAGTGCCCGCGGCACCGGCGCCCCTTGCTTCAGGGCCGACAGCGAGGTGATCGCGGGCTCGTAGAGCAGGCTCGCCAGGCTTCGCCCATCCGATGCGGTTCCCGCGAAGGCGGCGGCCCGGACCTGACCCGCGGACTCGGCCGAGACGTCGTAGGCCTCGGCCAGTTCGTCGAGATAGCCACCGGCCGCGCCGGCCGCGATGGCCTGCGCCGAGCTGAGCACCGTCAGCGCCGCCGGGACCGAGGACGCCCAGGACCGGGCGATGTCCGCTGGGTCGATCCGGGCCCACAGCTTGGCAATCTCGTCGGCCGCCCGCCTCGCCAGTTCCTTGCGGCGCTTCTGGTGCGCGGCGGCAATCTGCTCCGCCGACACGGTCAGGCCTGCGGCTCAGGCGGCTGCTGGTCCGGCTCGCCCTGCTGGCCGAAGCCCGCCTGGCCGGCCGCCCGGGTGAACGCGCCCACCGGGTCGAGGGCGGCCTGGTCGTCACGCATCTTCTTCCACCGGGCGATCTCGATCTCGGACGCGCCCCAACGCTCCCAGAGCGCCTCGTCGGGCACGTTCAGCGTCGACATCTTCACCAGCGAGTCGACCAGCTCACCCTCGGTACGGAACTCCGGGTTGCGCCACTTCGTCTCGATCTTCCCGGCGGCGTCGGACTTCCCGGCGGCCTTGCGGGCCAGCCGGATCGCGTCCTCGAGACCTTCGCCGGAGGTGCGGTTGCGCTGGCGCACCTTCGAGACCAGGCCCGACTCGGACGCTTTCAGCGTCTCGCCGTTGACGTTCGACATCTCACCGAGCAGGTACTGCGCCGGCGTCCGGGTGCGCGACGCGATGTCCTTGACGTCCTCGCGCTTGGCCGCCGAGTAGGGGTCGAGCGGCGCCGCGTCCCATTGGCCGAACTGGGTCTCGGCGGCGTCGGAGGTGACCATTCGGTTACGGCCGATGTCGATCGTGTTCGCGTTGCCGTCGGCGTCCTTTTCGGGGTAGCCCTTCGCCCACTTCTGCGGGAAGGCGCCGAAGTCCTGGGTCATCAGCCGGTCGGCCAGGGTCTTGTTCACCCGGTCCTGGATCGAGATGACGTCGGCCAGCTCGGATACGCCGCCGGTCAGCATCCGCGGGTTGTTCGCGACCTCGACCAGGGGCACCTCGCCGAGCGGGTTCGGGGCCGGCCACGCCTCGCCACGGACCTCGCGCGGCTTCCAGTCCGGCTCGCCGACCGAGACGCCGTGTTTCGGCTTCGGGGCCTGGAACTTGTAGATCGCATCGGGCAGGTAGAGGGTGGCCATTTGCAGCCCTGACCAGTCGTCCTGCCACACCTTCAGCCCGGCCGCCCGCCGACGACGGCCGGAGCCGGGCTCGTACTCCACGGTCGCCTGGGTCGGGTGCTCGGCGTAGATCAGCGGGTAGTCGGCATCCGGCTCGGGCGGGGCGACGAGCAGGAAGCTGCAGCCGCCGATGGCTGCCTCGAGCAGCACCTGGTCGGAGCTGGCGTCGAGGTTGTTGGCCTGCCAGATGTCCCAGGTGGGCATGTCGGCGGCCAGGTTCTTGCCGATCCGGAAGCCCTCGATGATCTGCCGCTCGACCATCGAGTCGACGACCAAGCCCATGTAGTTCGACTTCGACAGCTCCAGCAGGCGGGAGAACTCGGCACGAGCCTGCTCGGCCAGCCACGGCAGCCGGACCGGCT